ATGATGCGGATCTCCTGCTGACCGGAAGGATGGCCTATCTCATCCTCGCCTAGGTCGTAATCGCCCACGGTGACGCGGTAGTGACCTTGTGCCAGCTCGGGCTCAAGGTGTGGGAAATTGGCGAGCAGGAAGCGCACGGCCTCACCTGCGCTGGATACCTCAGCGCGGAATACTCGCCGCTTCAGAAAGCGTGCGATGCGGCCGTAGACGCGGATCGTGCTCAGCATTGCCCTAGGCTATCTGCCGCGTGATGGCGCAGCCGGCGCCCGGTTTGCTTCTGCAGCCAGCCGCCATACAGCTCGCGGCTGGAGAGCCGGCCGCGGATGTGGTGGAGCAGCTGCTGATCGTCAAGCAGCACGCCGCAGTGGTTCAGGCCGGTGGATTCAATGCTGAGCAGCAGGAAGTCACCGCGCTGCAGCGGGGCATCCTCGGCCAGCTCGTAGAAGCCAGCCTCAGGCCAGCACGCATCGAACATTGGCGCCGCCTCAAACGCTTCTGGCGTCAGCGGGCGCGGCCAGTCACGCAGGATGATGCCATGCTCGGCGTACCAATCACGGGCGAGGGTCCAGCAGTCCTGCACACCCCAGCACCACTCGCGGCCGATCAGCGGGGTGGCGTAACCGATCGGCTTGTGCGGGCCAGACCATGTGCCCAGCTTCGGGTTGACGATCCACCACGGCGCTGGGCTGCGCTCGATTGCGGCGAGGTCCGCCGGTGATGGCTGCGGTGGGGTGACCGGGTGGCTGTGGATGATGCCAAGGATCTCGCCGGCATCCTCAGCGGCGGCGTAGTCGGCTGGATCGAGGATGAACTGCTGCGTGGGGTCTGTCGCCAGGTTGCGGCACGGCCAATAGCGGCGGCGACCTTTGACCACAACCAGTAGACCGCACGCCTCGCGGGGATCCTCGGCTTGCGCGTGCTCCAGCGCCTTGGCTTGCCAGGTGGTCATGCCGTAAATCCTCCCACACTCGGGAATCCACCGAACGGCAGCGCGGTATCTGCGCGGAAGGTATAGGTGCGGTCGGATGCGGTGAATGTATAGGTCTGCAGTGTTTGCGCTTGCGGCGTGAGGAAGGTATAGGTTGAGTCGATATAGGCGCCGGTGATGGTCTTGGGTGAACCTTGAACGATCTGCGATAGTTGCAGGCGTCTATACGGGCCGCCAAGGGTGATCAGCGCGGTGATGGTGACGCCAAGCTCAATATCGACGCCAGCACCTGAGACATACTGCCCCACGGCGATACCGGTGGGGTCCACAGGGTTCACATAGCTGGCAGTGATTCCAAAGGTTGAGGTGTAGACAGACGTGGTACGTGTTAGCACCGGTGTTAGCACGTCGGCAAAGCGGACTGCCTGCCCGAGCGTGATTGTGGTGCCGCTGATGCCTGCGATGGTGGTACCGGCTGGGATCTTGGGGCCGGTTACGAACATGCCAACCGCCAGGCCGGCGACGCTGGACATCGCGATCTGCGTCCGATTGGTCTGGAGTGTGCCGGTCTGGCTGATGCTTGTGGTGGCGACGGCGTTGGCGCTCATGGTGACGGCAGCACCTGCCACGCTGCTGACAGTGACGCCGTTGGGGACGCCAAAGCCGCGTACCGGATCGCCTGCGCTAAGCCCCGTGGCCACGTCGAGCGTGAGGATGTTGCTGCCGCTGGTGACGCTACCGGCGCGGCTCACCTGCTGGAAGCGCAGGTTGCAGGAGTCCAGCGTCTTACCGCAGACATCCTCGGCCAGTGTGCCAACGGTTTGATCGAGAGCGTTGAAGTACGCGGTGCCGCTGTAGCCGCATTCGGCGCCACGGTAGACCCATTGGCATAGGTTGACGCATTGCCGCTTCGGTGCACGGACTGAAGCGAGGTCAAATGCAGCCGCCAGCTCAAACTCCACTGCATCGCGGTTCTCACTTGCCTTGCGGTCTATGAAATGGATCTCAGCCGGGAATGCAGCGGTCGGGTCTGGCGTGCCGTATGGGTTGACGCCGCCGGGGAAGTTGACGGCATCAAGGTACCGCGCCAATGTGCGGATGCGCGTGACCTTGGCGCCCTCCAGGCCGTTGGGCAGGCTGAGCAGCAGCGCGGTAATCACGCCGGTCAGGTTGGCAACGCGCAAGGTTGGCCGCGGCAGGCTGCCTTTGCCGTTGTAGCTGAAGCCATCCGCTTCAATTGGAAACCGCATGTAGCTGTTGCCGGCCCATACCACCTCGCCACTGAGATTCAGGTTGGCGCCGGCATGGAAGCGGTAGGTATCAGCCACGCCATGCTGCAGCACGTTTAGCTGCAGCTCATACAGCTCGATAATTGCGCCGGGTGCAGTGCTTTGCAGCGCGGAGACGGGTACGGTCACGGCTCAAATACCTGCCGAAAGGTGGCATCAATACGGCTGCGCTTGAACTCATGTAACTCGCGATTCCAGCTGTCGCATACCCACTGACCGGGCGTTGCGGATTCCGGTGGTGTCCAGGTAAACGATGCACCATCATCGGCGCGGTCGTTCAGGAAGTCTTCAATGGCGTCTGCGTCGGTGTTGGCAAGGTCAAACCGCAGCGACCATTCAACCGGCCGCTGGTTCAAGCCAAACGACAGCCGTTGTTCGTAGCCATCGCCAAAGCTGATGGTGCGCACCTTCGGCTTGTTGGCCTTGGTGGCGGAATACAGCGGCTTGTAGGAGGGGAAGGTAGCCATCAGCTGTTGAGGATGCCGCCGGGGCGCTTGGCCTTGATCAATTCTGACTGAACCGCTGCGGCGATCACCCGACCCAGCTGCGAAGCCTGCTCGTTGTCGCCAGCAACCTGGCTGCCGGTTGCATCCACGCTGACGTTGACCGTCACATTGCCGCCACCCTTGCCGTTGGGCAGCACGTTGCCGCCGCCGCTTGGTACAAACAGCTCAGGACCGCGCTCGCCTACCAGATACGGCTGCCCGGCGGTTACGGGACCGCCCATGGCGCGGGCTGCAAGACTTGGCATTCCGGCGGCAAACCCGAGGCCAGTGAAGCCAGCCTGGCCTGAACCGAACACCGATGCACCAGATACCGGACCGCCGCCAGTAAACATGCCGCCAGCTGCGTTGCCGTTAAGACCAAGCAATCCGGTCAACTGCTTAAAGACATAGATCTTTAACATCTGGGCGATTAGATCGGTTGCCATGTTCGTAAATGAGTTGGCAATACCACGAAACATGGTGGATAGAGCATCCTGCGCGCCTTTAGTGCCGGAAATTATGTCAGTAAATGCGTTGTTAAACGCCGAACTAATTGACTCGGCGCCGGTGCGTGCGAGATTGATTGGATCCTGCAATTCTCTGAGTCGCTGTTTGTAGTCACCAATCGGATCAGCTGCCGCCAATGGGTTGAGGTTGACATCGGTGCGGAACGCTCCGGCCCCTGGACCGTAAGTTGCTGTCATTGACAAGCCGGCGCGGTCATACAGCAACTTGTTTTGCTCCTGCATTTCCTTGGTGACCAGCTTCATCAGATCTTGGTCGCGCAAGGTGGCGGCAAGTGCTTTCAGCTCAATGCGCCGCTTGTCATCCTTTAGATCCTTGATCTGCCTGAGACGGTCAAGGTAGGTGAATTGAATCTTCAACCGTTCGCGTTCAATGTCAGTAGCGGCGTTGTTGAGGTCAATCTGCTGCCTGAGCTCAATTTTCATCATCTGCGAAGCGCGGCGTGCATCTTCCAGTGCTTCTGCCGCCTTGCCTTTATCCACCTTGCCAGCACCACCTGCCTTGCCACCACCGCCAGCTCCACCGCCGACCATCGAGCCAAGGAGGGGCGGTGCGGCGATGGCAGGGGTGGACGGTTTAGAGCTGACGAGGCGGCCGGTGATAGTGCTGTAGACGTTGCCCTGTGCGTCGCTGTAGGTCCTGCCAACGCCAGCACGCTCTAGCCGTGCCGCACCGGAGCGTTGCACCATGTTGGCCTTGAAGCGCGCCTGCTCAACGCCGGTAGCTTTCTCAATCAGCGAGTTAATGTAATTCAGCACCGGCCCTGCAACTCTGCCGATATTGCTGATCACCGGGCCAATGGCTTGGAGGGTGCGAGTCAGAATCCTGACGCTATCAACCACCGCCGGGATCAGATCTTTCGTGGCGGCAACCTGGAAGTTCTCCAGCTCGTTTTGCATGTTCTTGATCGCCTGCGCCGGACCGTTCATGGCAGATTCCAGCGACCCAGCGCCTTCAGTGCCGGCGCGCTTCAAGGCGCGGATCACTACATCGCTGGTGATCTTGCCTTCTTGCGCCAGCTTCCGAATCTCAGTAACCGGCTTGCCCAGCTCCTTCGTTAGTGCCGACACAAGGCCTGGCGCTTGCTCTAGGACGCTGTTCAGCTCATCACCGCGCAGCACGCCGGAACCAAGTGCCTGCGACAGTTGCCGCATTGCACCGGCCGCTTCGGCGGATGATGTACCGCTTGCGATGGCTGCAGTATTGAAGCCAACAAATGCCGCTTCAATGTCCGACAGGCTTACATTCAGCGGTCGCAATCTGCCATAGAGGTCTGCAAAATCCTTATTCGCCTGCGTGATGCTCAGCCCAAACTTGGTGCCGGCACGCGCTGCAGCCTCCTGCACGCCGGCAAGCTCACCATAGCTTTGCGCAAGAAACTGCAGCCGCCGTTCGGATTCCGCGCGCTGGATGCTTGCCTGCACTGATGCCTGTACGGTGCGCAGGCCGACATAGGCCGCTGTGAGCTTACCAACAGCGCCGACAAGCTGGCCCAACTGGTTACCCGCTGCGCCAGCTGCTCTGCCTTCATTGCGCAGGCTGTCGATTGCCGCGTCAGTGCCCCTTGATAGCTCCTGGCTGGCAGCCGCTGCGCTGCGCGACCCTTGCGTGAACTCACGCAGCTTCTGAATGGCACTGCGGGCATCGATGTTGATCTGTAGGTTTGCAATGCCCGCCACAGTGCCGCGCCTCTGTTACAGCCAGTCTACTTGCGTTTCATCTCATCACTTTGCAGCTCAAAGAATACCGACCACAGCAGCAACTCCTCTGCCGTCATCTCACGTCGCAGCTTGGACAGGGTGCAGCCAAGCTCCTTTGCCACACCCATCTGCAGCAACAGGTGCCGGTCAGCCTTTAGCGCTCGCTTGAGTGCTTTTCATGTCAATCTTGCTATCCTCCTGCGGGTTGCGAAGGATCGCTAGCATCAGCTCCTGCACGTCAGCATCGAGCACTTCATTCTTCAGCTCAGCGATCTCACCAGCCTGGAACAGCCGCCGGCCGGTATCATCAACAGCCTTCAACACCAACAGGTTGACACCAAACCCGGTCGGGGTATCACCACCTGCCATGCTGGTCGCCGCCTCTCGTTCAGCCAACGTCAGCGGTGCCGCGTAGAAGTCGATCGTGTCGCCATTGGTCAGCTTCACGGTGCGCTTGGTCGGCTTGAAATCAGCGGCATCCTTAAGACGCTGCAGCAGGCTTGCCATGATGAATTGGCGTGGGTTGTTATATCATAGCGCAAAAAAAAATCCCGGCCACTTGCCCGGCCGGGATCATAACCACACCGTCGTCAGTGTATCAGCTGGTCGAACGCAGGTCGAAGGTAACGTTTCCGGCCGGCCTGAAGCTGATGTCTACCATCTGCGGATCGTCAGGGTTGACGCCACGG